CTGTACAATAGCGAGAATGGAATGGTGCTTGATCTTAAAACTACATTAGATGCAAGTGAGAAAGGATTTGCGAAAAGCGTACGTCAATTTGGCTATGCGTTCCAAGCAGCGTTTTACATGACTGCACTAAGACAAATGGGTGAGCGTCCGAAGCAGTTTGTATTCTTAGTGGTAGAGAAGACTGCACCATTTGCAACTGCTTGCTATGCATTGGAAAACGCAGACATCGAGAAGGAGATCCCACGAGTGCTAGAAGCAATGAAGATATATGGTGAATGCTTACGGACTGATGTATGGCCCGGATACAGTGATGACGTTAAAACGCTAAACCTTGGGACATTATATGCAAAGAATCGTTTGTCGATTTCACAACTTGCCCAACGGTTTGGGGTGAGTAGGAGCTATGCACACCGCATTATCAAGAAGCACCAAGTGGTAGGTCAGAAGATAGGAAACAAATCACTGATCGACATGGTTGATTTTTCTACTGCTTTGCGCTGGGAAAATGAGGGAAAGAAGTCAGCGTGATGGGTAGGAATCAAGGAAAGAAGAAACACCTTATCACCTCAAAGAAGGCACTCAAATTGATGGGTTACAAATCTCAAACATCCTTGGATCAATTTCATGCTGATGAAGGATTCACCTGTTATATCATTGATGGCATGACATGCCGAGGTGGGCGTGGATTTGCATGGGACAAACGAGAAATTAACAAATGGTTAAAAACCGAAGGAAGGGATTCAACAGAATGGCTAATAGATTGAAAATAAGTGAGATGGATAAAGTGCTGGGCTATGCCGAAGAACACATGGCATCTGGTAATTTTGATGGCGCGGTTGTGGTGCTCCATGCAGCAATGAAACAGTTAGTGGCAACACTTGCTGGCGAGGATATGAATAATGTAAGTGATCCTGACATCACTATTATGACTACCCGTGATTGCATGGTTGATGTGGATAAAATAAAGCAGATATGTGCAGACACGATTGGCGTGACAGTTGCAGATATTGAAAGTCGAGTGCGGACACAGGATGTATCATTGGCACGCCAATGTGCGATCTACTACAGTCGAAAGCAAGGGTACAAGGTGGAAGAACTTGGCAAGGTGTTTGATCGAAACCATAGCAACATTTCCCACACCTGTAATAAGATTGAAGACCTACTTGAATGTGACCGGGAGATGGCAGAAAAGATTAACCTGGTGGGAAAGAACATAGATGCCAACTAATGGAAAAGGGAGAAAAGATAACGCTGTGCGTGAAGAAACGAACCCCTTCCTTGAACACACTTCTGGGTATGAATCGGTGGGCGCGAGTAAAAGAGAAGAGAGAAATGCAGAAGGAGGCGATGATCGCCATCAAGTCCGCATTATCTCAAAACGAGTCAGGATCTGCGACCCGGACAACTTGGTTGGGGGAGTCAAGTACCTTGTCGATTCGCTCCGGGCTGCGGACATTATACCAGAAGATGACCCTCAAGCGATCACCCTCGAAGTCAGTCAGGAAAAAGTCAAAACCTACAAGGAAGAAGAGACGTGGGTAGAGGTAACAAAACAATAACTAACAATAAATACTAATATGAAAATACGAACAATAACTGAATTGCAAAACGATGATTTCCTAAATCAAGAGGAGCTTGCTAAACTCTTAAGGAAAAGTGTGCGCACTCTGCAAAATTGGAGAAAGTCAGGTATATTACCATCAAAAAAAATGGGTAACTCGATCTTCTTTCATTGGGGTACAGTAAAAAAAGCATTAATGTCTGATGATTTTGAAGACACGGTAAGTGTCCATGAGTGAGTTCGACACTAGTCTTAACATTGGCAAACTGCGAGAGGCGGAGTTAATTGCGTTCTTTCAATCTCTTGGACACAAGCCCATAGCAATACCGGGCAAGTTCACAGGCTTTGATTTCTTCTTAGCAAATACCAAGGAAGGATACGAAGTAAAACAAGATTGGAAGGCGCATTACTCTGGCAACTTAGTGGTGGAAATCGAGATGTATGGCAAGCCATCCGGACTCATGGGAACAACCGCAGATTGGTGGATCTTTGACACAAAATCGGAGTTTATATTTATAGCTCCAAGGAAGTTAAAAGACTTAATTGTGGAGAAGAATCCACCACTGCGGATCTTCACAGGCAAGGGTGATACCCAACCAAAAAAGGCATACTTGATACCCGTAGAAACCATAAAAAAATACTCCTCTCGAACACTTTTGCGAGATCAAATACTACAAACAAATACAAACACGCACAATGCGAACACTTAATAAAATAATGAATAAAATAATATTTACTGCCATGTTTATAGCAGCAGTCATCACTTGGATGTGGATGATTTTTGCCTGGTTAATAGCAATAATAGGAGGATAAAAACATGACAGAAGAAGAAAAAGAAAAAGCAAAAAGTTACTCCACATCATTCCGATTAAATGAGATTGCAAATGCAAGATTAATGACCTTTTGCGAGCTTACCGGAATGAACAAATCTGAGGTCGTAAAAGCAGCAATTTCTCAGTTCATTGCACCTACTTTGCAAAATGCCAATGTAATACCCCCGTCTTACAATCCTCGCGTACACGCGTGTGTAGATAATATAAATATATCTAAAGATATATTGTGTTGTAATACAACACCCTCTAAAAAGGAAACTCAAAAAGAGGAAACTCATGCATGGTTTCAAGCATTCTGGGAGGTGTGTAAAAACCAGCAATTTGCAAGACGTGTTGTCAAAACTATCAGACAGAATTGGGATGCACTTGCAGAACTTGATCCAAAATTAGTTGCAGATAAATACAATCAACATTTTCACGAGAAAGGAAATTATGCAAAACATCCAAACTCATGGTTGAATGATGGAGGCTATGATAATGTCGTAGATAATTCTGTATCAACTCATGGATTAAATTTTGATGTTACCATGAAACACCCCGATGATTGATTACGAGTTAGCAGAGCAAGCAGTTCTCTCTTCCATGCTTCATGATGAGAGTGGAGTAGCAACTGCACAAGCTGGAGAAGCGTTAACCAAAGATGACTTCTCTAGCATGGATCGTGGAACGATATTTGAATCGTGCTTGCGACTCAGTCCATGCAACGAGATTGATTTAATCATTGAACATGCAGACCTCAAAGATGAGATATTGTTTTTATCAGAGAAGTATGGTGGTGGAAGTATTGAAAGATATATTGAGAAATTAATTAACCATCGTAATACAAGATGCGTGGAGCGTGCTTTGTACCAAGCGAATGATGATTTAAAAGATAGCAAACCTGCAGAAGAAATAAGTCAGACATTTGTTAACACCATTGCAAAGTCACTCAGTCAAAGAAAGGGCGTGGTAAGTTGTGGAGCAGCAAGTAAAGAAGCATTTGCAGAATTTCTTCAAGTGGATGCAGGAGGCACACAAGCAATTAGTACAGGCTTGCCCAAACTTGATGCTATTCTTGGAGGTGGATTCAAGAAAGGTAGTTTGTATGTGCTTGCTGCACGCCCTGGAGTAGGAAAGAGTGCACTTGCAATACAAATGACCTATGAGACTGCAAAGCGTGGCCTGCGTGCAAGCTATGCAAGCTTGGAAATGTCATCTTCAGAATGTTGTGGTAGATTACTTTCCAATGCTAGTGGAGTACGAAAACCAACAAGCAAAGGATTCTTGCAACCCGGACATAAGCAAAAACTAGAGAAGCAAGTGCAAGCCATGCAATCATGGCCAATTACATTCAAGGATGATAACCAAGCCACCATGCAGTCAATCTCTGCATTTATTGCCAAGCAAAGACTTGAAGGAGAGCTTGGTTTGGTAGTCATTGATTACTTGCAGTTACTCTCTTCACCTGGGCATGACTCACGAGTGCAAGAGGTGAGCCACATTTCTCGTTCATTGAAAGCAATTGCAATGGAGTACGAAGTTCCTGTGCTTGCCCTTTCTCAACTTAACAGAGCGCTAGAAAGTGCTAACCGCAATCCCATGCTCTCTGACTTGCGTGAGTCTGGAAGTATAGAGCAAGATGCAGATTGCGTACTTCTCATGCATCGAGAGAAAGAAGTAGATCCAACTAAGGATAATATCATTTGTAATGTGGCAAAGAACAGGAATGGAGAGGTGCGTGCAACTAAGCTTACTTTTACAAAACCAACC